CTTTCATCCGCTCCGAGCGGCGGGAAAGGCGGGAAACTAGTTAGGGTTATCCAACGGCATCGCCGGACTAATGCGGAGCGTTCACGGCTTGCCAAGTTGCGCTGCAATCGCATTGCACGAGCCACAGCTAAGTTGGGGTTTAATCCAATCCATGTTACTGCTAATTACTTGGCGACTAAGTAACTAGTAACTCTACTCTAAACCCCTATGGTATAACTTACCATAGGGGTTTTTTATTGCCATCCTATATTCCATATAACTTCTACTTCTATCTTTACCCCTTGGGGTTTTGGTTTGTTGGCTGTTCGCATTCATGTTATTTGACCCCCTATATATGCTTTTGTATATAAATGTATAGATATATGTATATATATGGTATATAAAATATCTTAGACTAAGAAAAAAAAAGTAGAAAAAACTTAAGTAGAGAAGATAGCAGTAGAGATAACTAAAGAGATATAAATATAGCTAACTATAGCTAACCAAAAACAATAGTCTAGCAATCCACAACACTAAAGTTAAGAGAGCCAGAGGCTAGGTATACTAAATGCACACCGCAAACACACAATACCACTATGCAATCCTAGATACCTACCCTATACCCCCTCGATCCTTCTACTTGCCGAAGGCAGATACGCTCTTACAAAATAGCCATCTGCGATGTCCGACACTGCGTGATAAGGGTAGAGTTAACTATAGTGTAGTAGGCTAGTTGAGAGTGGCACGAGAGATGCTATGTAGTAGCTTACTATGTTAAAAGATATAATCGAACAAGCACCATTAAGTAAGACGGGGGAAGTGGGGATCAAATGGAAAAGATAACTACGAAAGTAGATGCCTGACATCAATCAACAAATAGTAGTTGCCTACGAGGAAGCAGGGTTAACTCCAGAAGAGATCGCAGCCGATCTAGAGATGGAATTAACCGCGGTCAAACTAGCTTTAGCCCAGTCCAGTGCAACCTATCGTAAGGCAATAGGAAAGGAGACAGAAGATATCTCCGATAACGAAGTTATCGAGATGAAGGAGATTATAAAGGGTATTGCTCGCACACAGCAGTTTGATAATCCAGGTGTAGCATTAAAGGCAGCTACATGGGTTTATAACGAAAAGAAGGGGCGCAATGACTTACAAGTAATGAGAGACAATCAAGTAAACGTAGTTATTTTCAATGAACGTCTTTCTAGGGCACGTGAACGAATGTTAGAGATGAAGAAGGAAGCTAAGCTGATTGAAGTTTGATTTCACAACGCCCTTTGAGTTTGTTACCCTTTATGATGAGCATCTACTCTCAGGTAGAGCATCGCTTCATGGTTGGCAAATAGAAACTCTAGAGAAACTCGGTCAGGTGAAACCTAGCGAGGCGGTGCCTTATCGTTTAGCAATGGTAGCTGCAAATGGTAGTGGGAAAGACAAGTATATAGTCGCACCATTTTGCTTATGGTTCCTATTAAGTAAACTTAACTCAAGAGTGATAGTAACATCAGCCTCCGCACAACAGTTAGACTCACAAACCGAGAATTACATCCGTAGATTAGCTCAACACTTTAATAAGGAGCATGGTGAAGAAATCATTAGAGTCGTCAAGCGATACATATCATGTCCGCTCACTGGCAGTGAGATACGATTGTTTGCCACAGATGAAGCTGGAAAAGCGGAAGGTTATCATCCACTGGAGCCAGGAGCAGAGATGGCCATTGTCTGTGGCGAGGCTAAGTCCATCGCGGAAGATATCTATGAAGCCCTGGGAACATGTAGTGGATTTAATTACTGGATAGATATCTCAACGCCAGGTGTGCCACTAGGGACATTCTATCGAATGGCAACTGAAGGTGCAAAGCATGGAGTAGATTTCAAAAGAGTAACATCATATGATTGTGCACATATAAGTAGAGAGACAATCGAGTTCGATAAGTTCCGCTATGGGGAGAACTCACCAAGGTTTCGCAGTAAGCACTTAGCCTTATTTACTTCCCTTGATGGTGCATACATTCTAACAAGAGAGATAATTGATAAATACATAGGTAATGTATCCGAGCGTAGAGATGGTATCAAAAGGGCCGGCTTAGACTTTGGCGCAGGCGGCGATGAAACAGTTTTATCTGTCTGGGATGGCAACACACAAATAGCCTCAGATGGTTATACCAATGAAGATACAGAAGCAACTGTCCGCTGGGTTATACAGAAAATCAAAGAATATTCCCTCGACCCAGGTCGCATATTCGCCGATGATGGTGGTGTCGGACGTGGAATGATATTCAGCTTGCGCGATAAAGGATATGATGTCAATAGATGTTTAGCCCAGTCGCCGGCAATAGATAAGAGAGACTTTCTCAATAGGGGTGCAGAGCTGTGGTGGAGCTTTGCAAGATGCTATGAAGCAGGGATGTTAAAAATATTACCAAACAAAGTACTTATTGAACAGCTCTCTACACGCAAATATAAGCAACCTTCTGGTGGCAAGATAAGATTAATATCGAAGAAGGAAATGAAAGCCGAAGGCTTGCCATCACCAGACCATGCTGATGCTGCCATTTTAGCCCATACGGGACGCGGATTAGAGTCCTATATGGAACTGCCTAGGGATAATGGTAAAGTAACTGTATCTGCTATGTCGACTAAAGATATAGAAGCAGAACTTGAGAGGCGACGTTACGGCGGAGGACGAAGTGATTTAGTAGTAAAAGCAATAACAAATCCAGCTTTGCTGGTAAGGAGGTTACATGAGCGATAGATTATTCAACTATGCAACAGCTAGTGAGAAAATCCGAACACTAATCAATAATTGGACAGAGGCACGTAGTGACGCTGAACAGCGACGTGAAGCAAGAGACTTGGATGTTGAGGTAGAGGAATTACAGCGTCAAGGGAAATTAAAGAGTGATGAAACACTAATACCTATTCGTGTAATTGATAGTAATATTAAACGAGAAAAGCCCGCCTATCTAGCCTTCATAACTCAAGCGAAACGAGTTGCCATCTTCAAGCCAGTCAAAGATAAAACAATCTCTGTAGTAGAACTAGAGAAAGCTTTCTCCGAAGGGATGCAGTATTCAGGATGGGAGATACCTTTCTTCAAGGTTATTGATGGCGGACAACTTCATGGATGGGATGCTATAGAAGTCGAATATGATGAAACTAAACCATTAAACGTTGGTATTGATCACGTTGGCAATGATAACCTTCTATTCCCAAGAAAGGCACGTAAGCTGGAAAGCTGTGAAAGAATAGCGAGAAGGTATGAGTTATCAGCATATCAGTTGCGTGAGTTTGTCAAGGATTATGGCTTTAGCCTTGAGCAAGTAGATAAGATCATTGGCGACTGTCAAGATGAGGAAAAGCTCTTTGAGATATATAAAGTCTATTTCAAGTCAGACAAACTAGTTTATATCTCATGGTACAGTAAAGATGGTTCCGACTGGATTAAGCCGCCTGAGCCGTTATGGTTAGGAAGAATGACGAAAGAGCAAGTTTTATCTACGAAGTTGGTGGAACAGCCAGTGATAGATACGTCTACTGGGTTGTCTACTGTGACGCAGGTAGAGGTTCCCTTTAATGAAACAGTAGAAAAGAAGGTCTATGAATCCTCCTATCCTATTAAACTCTATACCTACGATATCACTGAGCAGCCAGAAGTAACTAAGCAGAAAGGTCGTGCTTTCATTGACTCACCACGACAAGAGGCGCAAACAGCTATCTGGTCCTCTTTCGTTAATGGTGTTGTTCGTGCGTCAAATGTCTATGGTTCCCCGGCGACTCCAGGGGATAACGGCAGTTTGAAACAGATAGAGCTTAAACTCGAACATGGTAAGTTTTATAACAATCCTATTAACTTCTGGCATACTGACTATCCTCCTATTCAAGTAATTGACGCTGCCAACCGATTAGATGTAAAGAATCAAGAGGAAACTGGCCAAACGGCTTACAGCGTGCTAACTCGGAAAGATACCGAGAAAACTGCTACTGAACTTAACATGGCAGAGAAGCAGAGTCAACTTCTCTCTAGCGTACAAGTTACCTTGCTGGCGACTTTCGTCCGCGATGTCTATAGTTATGTATGGTTGTTGGTTCAGAACTATGCACTTAATGGACAAGTTCAGTTAGGATTAGTTTCTCCTGAGGTTATAGGCGCACTCTATGACTTAGCCGCCGCCGGTTCTGTCGATGTAGTGGAACGAGCCGAGAAAATGAATCAACGGATGCAAATGTGGGCGACTATTTCTAATACTCCATTGGCCACCGACTTCTTGGTTGATATTCTTCGTGAGACATTCCCTACGGATATTCACCGCTATGAGGAAGTTCTACGGAAGGGAGATCCAAAGGCTGTTGCATTACGCACTATATTGCAATTAGTGCAGAGTGTAGCTATAGATGAGAATGGACAAACTCGCCCTGAGTTTAAACCATATCAAGAACAACTCGCACAAGTAGTTGAGCAAATTGGAAGTCTTATATGAGTCTAGCAACAATAAGATTGCAGAAAGAAGTTGAGAAGCCCTTTGATCCTGTTGAGCATAACATGGCTCTATGGAGAGAGCTAGATGAAACAAAGTATTTCGTCTCAGGGTTGCGAAGCATAGTTAGGGAACTACAAGATAGGGCTATGGAAATTGGTGGCGAGAAGGCATTAGAACTACTCGCTCAATGTAAGGTAATAAACAAAGTAATAATAACAATAGAAAAAGGAACTAAGTATGAGTAAGGTCATCCCGTTGGGAGAAGAAGTGTTGGAAGTTAAAGACGGTGCAGTGGAAGTGCCAGTAGAAACTACAAAGGTAGAGGCTACACAGGAAACGCCTATAGAGACAAGTCCGGTCGGACCGGGTAGGGAAGAGGTAAAGGAAACTGTAGAGGTAGATGAGGATGTAGTAAGATTGGAGGACTTCCAAAAATCTAATGAACCAAAAGCTCCATTGGCTAAAGCTAAAGTTAAGGAAAGGGATCTTGCTGACTTCGAAGAAGCTGACAAACCGCTGTTCCGCCAGATGTCAAACGAGGCATTTGAAAGGGCAGCGACAATATATCGTGAAAGGAAGCGACTGGCAGCGGACCTAGAAGCGACAAAGAAACAGGTTAGTGAATCTTCTAAATTCCCTAAGTCTTATGCAGAGCATCCAGAAGCATACGTCTTAGACCCACGTTACAGTGAGAATCTCCAAGTAGTGTCACAGGGACAAGCGGAGCTTGCACACTGGCGTGAACAATATAAGAAGCTTCGTCAAGGTGAAGATTGGGAGGATTTGGAAGTTAAGGATGGTAAGGTAGTTAAGGTTACTCGTCCGCCTTCCGCCGAAGCCGAGGCAGATATTCTTGGTTACATAAATAATACCAATCAAGCTATGCAACAAGCTCGCATGGAGATTGGTAACTTGCGTAATAGCTTTAAAGCCTCTCACCAAAGTGTCGTTGCAAACCTTCGTGAGACAGAGAACAACTTGTTTCCACAATATAAAGACTGGGATAAGACTGTTAAGGAAAACCAGTATGTTGCCACTATGGTCAACGCTTTGGCGGAAAGGGGACTAAGTTCCAATATCCTAGCTCCCACAGTAGCGAAGCTTTATGCCGCTTTGATGCAGGTCATAAAGACAAAGCCGTCAGTTGAAAAGCCTAAGATGCCAAACTCCGCTGCTATCGTTGACGGTGCTGGTGCTACAGTTGACGATGGTGATAAGGTATCTATGGCGGAGTTCGACAAATACCTAAAACGTTAGCCTAGCAAGGCTTGGCATGGAATATGCTCTTACCTTACTTGCTACTTCAAGGTAAGGGCATACCAATAATGCTTCTAAAGCGTAGGGCAACGCAACACCGCAAGGTGAAACTTAACATTGTAGATTGTATTTAGTATGCCTAATCAAATTGATCTACCAGCATGTGCAAGTCTGTGGACCGAACAGGACCGCACTTTGTATAACAAGCTGGATTTTTACTTGGCTAAAACCCAGGTAGATTACTTCAAACGGTACAATCGTTGGCAGAAGGTTCTCTCTCCTATTAAATGGAGTGCTAACCAAGGGCCGACGATGAAAGGTGTCCGAAAGGTTCGTCCGCCGATCCTTCGTGGACAGTTTCTCCCTAACGCTATTGACTCCCTTTCTAAGAAGGATGTCATTGAAGTTCGGGAAACGAGCGAGCAAGTCAAGGTGTATAAGCATCGCTTCGAGTCACAACTGATGCAGTTCCTTCCGTCCTTCCAGGACTTTATGAACGATCACGTTGATAAGACTAACGAAGGGATTGTTGAGCTTATCGCTGCGAATGTCGACATCTTCTATCGCACAGCTATCTTCCACGGATCTCCGAATGTGTGGATTGCTGGCAAGAAAGGTGGCACTGCTGAGTTGACTGGTATGCAATGGTGGCAGTCTCCTACTATTGCTTTGTCTAAGACGGCTGCTGAACTTAAAGCAAATCTGTTGCTTGTCGGTAGTAATCTTAGCCTTAAGCAAATCAGTAAGGCTGCATCAACTATGGAGTTGGACCTTGGTGTTACTCCTTACAGCGGTGGCGAACTGGCTGATGGCACTGATGGTAAAGCGTTGACTGGTAAGTATCTTCTTATCACTTCTAGTGAAGTGTGGAATAACTTCCCATTTGATAGCTTCCTCCAGGAGAATCGTCAGATTGACTTGAACATCGTTACTCAAGGTTTTACTGGCTCCCTTTGGGGTCGTATTACTGCTATGTTCGAGCGGTTCCCTATGCGTCTGGATGCTAATGGTAACGTTGTGGCTCCTGAGACTGTAGTTATGGATGCTAATTCGTACGCTAATGGCGATACGGTTATGAATCCTGACTATGTTAATGCGCCGTTCGAGGTTGCGTTCCTGTGTGGGGCTGAAGGATGGAAGTCTATCCAAGTTGGTCCTCCGCCTAAGGACTTCGCGTCTGGTGAGATGTCTATGAAGGCATTTCGCGCACTTGACTGGAATGGTAAAGTGCAAAAGACGAAGGATGTTATGGTCAACTGTCTCAATGAAGCTGGTGCTGTTGTGCAGGATCTTAACAAATACGGTGAATACTTGCAGTTGATCTCTCAGATTGCTATGGGTATTCTTCCTATTCAACGTAAGAACATCGTTCCCATCATCTTCGCTCGGCAGCGTGTTGGTGCGAGCGTTAACGCTTAAGGAGATACGACTATGAAGAAACTTCTTGTTCTATTGGCCCTTAGTGCAATTACTGGTTATAGTGCTACTTTGAGTTTCGTCTCTGGTAGTGTTACTAATAAGTCGTTGCTTACTTCGGGGATTGGTATTCATGCGCTGACGTTGGCGAATACTTCCACTAACACTATCCAGGTGTTCTTGGTTGATACGCCTACGGCTTTTCACACTAATGTTGTTGGTGCTTACACAAACTATACGTTGTGGGCTACCAACTTCACTAATACTGTGATTGCATCGTCTGGAGTTACCAACAGTTACATCTACACTAACGTGATGCGTTCACTGACTAACACTGTCGCAGCCGCTATGTATAATTACACTGTTGTTGGCTCGTTTGCGATTCCGGCTGGTGAAACCCTATACGTTCCATATGCTGCTCCGTTGAACACTTACTTCGGTTTGTGTGTAACGAATAGCGATGCGTGTACGTACACTATTAACTATTCCCCTCAGAAATAAGGGGATGACCAGGGGAAGCAAGCTGTAAGAGATTATGGCTTGCTTCCCCAAATCACTTTTATGAATCAATCTATTATTGTTCGCTGCCCCACTCATCAAATTTTTACTTCTGGTGGATTAACTGGTGGCTTTCGTATTTGTCCTACTGATTGTAATGTTCGCGGCATCTTTGGTTATATCACTTCTGCCAACGATACATTCATTCAACTCTTTGATAAATCTACAGAACCTGTCACTGGTGATATTCCTTTAATGGTATGGGTAGCTAGAGCAGGGGATAATTTCTTTTGTCAAATTCCGCCAGATGGGTTGCCATTTGTCTATGGACCTTGGCTTAAGTTTAGTTCTACTGCCAATGTGCTGACTCCACAAGATGTGACTGCTGTCGTTAGTGGAACTATTATCCGCCCGTGAAGTTAAGTGCCATCATAATGTTAGCGGCGACTACGTGCTATTGTGCTATTAACACAGGCACAGTTAGGCCGATGTCCACTATTGTTAATGGCACAAACACTGCGGCTGTTACTAACGGAGCTTTGCATTTAGAAGATCGGTTTCTTGCAATAGCTAAGGGGGAGGTTCAGGATCATTCACTAATGTTAAAGTTCGGTCGCAATCCTGATATTGATCTTACGGTTAAAGAGACTGTTTGGGAAGGTGGCGGACTTTATACTTTTGATACGAATGTGGTAACACTTGAAATTCTCTCAAGCGATACTAATGATGTATCAACAGGCGCTGGTGCTAGAACAATGACTGTAATAGGGTTAGGGGATAATTATACTAACAAGACTGAAACAGTTTCATTAGATGGCACATCGGCAGTAGCTTTGTCAGGAAATTGGATGCGTGTGCATCGTTGTTCGATTGCTACGGCAGGAGTTAATGGTACTAATTTTGGGACTATTACTATTAGATTGTCAAGTGGTGGTGCTACTAGGCTTGTTGTAACACCACAAAATGGCCAAACATTAATGGCTGTTTATACTATTCCTGCTGGTTATTCTGGTTATATGCAGAGCTATTATGCCAGTGCAAATGCTCAAACGGCTGCATATATTGACATACAATTACTTACCAGATCATCGACTGGTGTTATTAACTTGAAGCATCAACAAGCAATCATTAGTTCATATACTATGCATACGTTTTCGAGTCCGTTTAAAATTACTGAGAAAGCAGATGTCTGGATTGACGCAACAAGTTCTGCAAACAACACAGATGTTTGTGCTGGCTTTGATATTATACTCATTAAGAATTGAGATATGAAAAAACTTGGAATACTTTTAGCAATAGTTGCGCTACTCTCAGTAGCCGCAGTCAATACTGGAGTTCCGTACTCTGCTAACCTACGCAACTGGGGCGGGGTGAGTACGAATCTAGTTGTTTACCAAGGTGGCTATGGCACTAACATCAACATTCAAGGAACCTTGTCTGCGCAGTATGTTGTAGTTGATAATATTCTTGAGAGTAGAGTGTTAGGTTTAAATTCTGGTGGTAGTTTGACTAATACAGATTTAACTATTCAAGAAGCCTCCAGACAAGCTGGAACTCCTAGTGCTATTACACTAGATGGAACTAATGCTCCTATTGACTTTAGTAGGCCAATTTTGCAAACTTTGTCTGCCACTAGTGATGTTGGCTTCTATTTCACTAATGCTCCATCAGGCAATTACACCGAGGCGTCTATCGAACTTCTTGTTACTGCTAGCGGTGGGGCAAGGGAGGTGTGGTTCCCATCGCCGTGGGTTTGTTACTCAACTAATGCTGGTGCTGCTGTTAGTGTAGGTAGTGGTAAAAATGCGATCATCGCCCTTAGCTATAAAGGAACGAACGTGCATTATGCGATTGCGCTTCAAACAAACTAACGACGGAGCGTGGATAATTGCGACGGTGCTGCTGGCTTTTGTTCTGGTTAGCGCGCTGTCGGCCTTTAGCTTCCGTAGTCCCGCTTTTGTCGGCAGCCTTCGAAGACCGACGGCTGCCTCACCAGCCTATGACACCAACTTGATCTACACAAATCTGATTGCCTGGTGGAAGATGGATGAGGCAAGCGGGGTGCGGAGCAATTACGTCAATCCCGGCACTTACGATCTGACGGAAGTTGGAACCGTAACTACCACTAATGGCATCGTTTATACTACGTCATGTTACATGGAAAGAACTGATGGGGTCTATTTAACGACCGCCCTAACTGAGACAAACGCAACATGGACTTATGCTTACTGGTTTGTTAAGGGGGTTGATGATGCCGACTGGGAGATATTTGCTAAAAACCGAACGGGTTGGTATTGTGGGATATATCCAGGAGGGGCAGTTCATTTTGATATTGAAGCGACAACTTATGCAAGGGTAGATGCATCCCCAATTCCATCACCTGGAACAACTAATCTTGTAGTGTTCGGTTATGACAGTACCAACATTTGGATTTCATTGAACGGCGCAGCGGCGGTTGAGACTGCAAGCACCGATTTTGTTCCTTCAACTGCGCTGATAATTGGAAGCGAAGGCGGGCTATTGTCTGGCCACAATGCCGGGCCAGTAGGCTACTGGGAAAGAAGGCTAACCGCAGATGATATTACCTTTCTCTGGGGAGACGGATTGGGAGTGAAGATATTGCCATGATCCCAACTGACAATTTCAAAGACGGCTTAATTTACGCTATCGGAAGGAAGCTTCGTGTGCGTGGAATAGATGCTTGCCAGGATTTCGCTTTGAAGCTTGGCCGCAAACTTGAGCCAAAGTCTGCGGTAAATATTGGGGCAGGAGATACTACGCGATGGGACTTTGCCGAGCGCGAGGGGAGTCACTGTAGCCCCTGCGCTGATTACAACACCGCTATGCTTCCTTTCGCCGACAACTCTTTTGAGCTTGTGGTCAACGAGCAGGTTATTGAACATCTTCACAACACGACGTGGTTTATTCAAGAGCTTTTCCGAATCACCAAGCCCGGCGGGCATCTGCTAATCGCTACCGAGAATCTTGTCAGTATTCCGAACCGAATAATGGTGCTGCTTGGGTTCGCGCCTTTCTCAACTCAATCGGTTTGCGGGAGGTTCATTGGTGGATTCAAGAGGGGCTTGGTAAATAATTTCCACGACATCCCCAAAAATCATCCATGTTTTGCGGGTGTAAAAGGCCATGTCCGCGTAATGACTACCAGGCAGGTGCGCGAGCTATTAGAGTCTGCCGGTTGGATCGTGCTGGATAAATGGGGCTTTTGCCTTGACCATTATATTCTGTTCCACTGCATAAAGCCATGAGCGATGATCCAACCCAAATTAAGTTACCCTGGCAAGCAATGGCGATATATTACCTAGTGCTTGTTATAGTTGGTACGTTAGTAGTCTTTGGTGCTATCCGTGTTTGTGAGACTTTATTTGTAGATGTTCCATCAGGTAGAATTGTTATACTTGGGCCTTCTGGGTGTGTAACTTGTGATAAAGTTCGTGAGGGACTTGAGTCGGATTGTGGAGTGCCACACCAATTTCATCAATGAAAATCCCTTGGCTCATCAAAGCGGCGTTTTGGTTCTTGGTCATCTGGGGCATGGTGGTCCCCTACTATATGGCCAAAGCTGCTATAATGTTGATGTTTTATGACTGCTGAAATTACGAATTTAGTTAGCATTGTCCTGCTTTCCGTAGCTTCACAGCAAGTTGTGAAGGATGGCAAATACGCCAAGATGAAAGAAGCAGAAGTAAGCAAAGGAATAACCCGTAGGGTTGATCATTATCAAGGTCCAAAAGGAAATGGATACTTAGTTACTTTAACAGTAGTTACTCCAACTAACACTTTAAAACGTACTGTTTCAGTTGGTCCTAATCAATGGATGACTACAGATTGGAGAGTTGTGAAACCTTTAGTTATAACAAACAAGGTAGTGAAACCCATTAAATAGAAAATGAGTATAGATATGGTGCATTACATAGTTGGTCCAATACTAGGGAGCATGGCAGCATTGGTTCTAGATGGCACAGCAATGGTTCCTTTGGGTGCTGCTGCTGGTGTAGTGCTGACCATCATAGCTATGACTCGCAAGTTTACCAAGATGGAAGATGCGATTGAGCAGATGCAAAATGACATTTGTGAGATGAAAGTAATAATTAAATCTAGGGCTTATAATAGTCCTGGGAATAAGGAGAACCAAGAATGAAAAGTTGGAGAACTACAGCGAGTGGAGTTGCGGCTATCTTAGCAGCCATTTGTGCTGCTGCTCAACTCTTGTTGGACAACAATCCTAATACTAATCCTGATTGGACGTCTACGATGGCTGCAATCATGGCTGGTGTTGGGTTAATTACTGCACGAGACAATAAAGTTTCGAGCGAAGATGTAGGTGTAAAATGAAAAAACTATTGGTCATTCCATTGTTGTTGGTAGGTTGTGCAAGCTTCTCTACGAAGCAAACAGATTATAGTTATGAGTACGACGCTGCGAAAGGTAAGAGTTACCCGGTCCGTAAGATCTATACGAAAGCAACGGCCCGTACGTTCTTCGAGGGCAAGTCGCAACTCGCGCAATTCAAGGCAAGTCAAACCGATAAAACTCAATCCGCCACAGTAGGTACGTTGTCTCAAGAGACTACTGCTACAAATCTAATTCCTATTGTTGAAGCAGTAGCCGAAGGAGTTGTTAAAGGTTTAGGTAAAACTGTTATCCCTGTTGTACCATGAAAGTAAAATGTAAAATCAAAGTGAAGAGCATCCACAACCCTATTGTGGAAGTTACGACAGCTCAGATTAAACCCGAAGTTAAATCTGCTCCACCAAAAGATAAGTCTACTAAGCCTAAGGCTACCACATGAGTGTTGATTGGACAACTATCGAACCAGCTACTCCGTTCAGCTTGCGTAGGGGGAAATTCACAGTTCCTGCATCTACGCTTACTACGGAGTGGTTGGGGGCTAGCGAAGTTGTTGCACAATGGGACTTCGCCGCCAGTAAGAACTTTATAGTGAATACCATACCAGCTAAACCTACTGGCTATGTTCTTTGTATTCGCTTTAGAGTTGATGATGTTGTCTATCGCTATCGTTTGTGGGATAATGATAATTTAGTCCTCAATGCTGAGAAGTATAATGGGCAGATTATCAAGAAGAATTTCTCTATAGAAGTGTGGTCAGTAGCAGGGAGTACTGCTTTCAGCGTAGCTGCACAGGATCTTATTTCTGGTATTTCTGTGATCCCTACTGACTATCGTGACTATAGTAACTATGCTGATGCCACAGCAGTTGAAGCTACGCCTGTGTTAATTGGTGATGTTGTTAGTGACTATGAAGCGTTGCCAGTTGCTTCACCTAGTGAACACTATCGTCCAGATGGGATGGACACTCTTGCTTTACAGAGCTGGGTGTCGCAATTAGCAGCAGATCGAATGGTTGATTTTGATGCTGCAACTTCTGTTGATGTAGCTACACATAATGGTGCTCAGTTTAAAGTTGTTAATACTAATCTCAAGACTGGTACTGGTAGTTATTTAGCTTATGTGAATACAGATCATGTATTCGTTGTTGCTAAAGCAGTTGGCGGATTCGCTCTTAATACTACTAAGCTCTTCGAACTGTATGACGGTGCTGCGACTTATCTTAATATAGTTAAGACTGGTGCAAAGAAGTTCACATTTACTTGGGAAACTGTTTCTCATGAGTTAGTACATACTGGCAATGATACTGATTATGTAATTCTTGAAGCCTATAAGTCAGTAAATGTACCGGCTCTTGAAATGACTTATACATTTAAGCTACTCGATGTTCGTGGAGTTGAGCTTGATACTTATACTGAAACAGTATCACTTGGTTCTGTAACATCGGCTGATTGTCAAGTAAACTTAAATGGAGTTGATCTTACTTCTTTGCATATTGCTGAGATCATTGGATTTGCTGATCAGTTATCTGTTGCTAATAGAGATTTGATGCTAGATTATTTTACTAGGGTTTATGGTAATCCTAGGTTTGCAATTCCGTTAGTGTTTAATACAGCAGGAGGAAATAATACATGAAAAAACTCGTATATATAATGTCGTTGGTTAGTGGCTTCGCCGCTAGTAACTATGAATTTACAAAGGGTATTGATCTAACTGGTCGAACTAATGTAAGCACCAGTCAACTTAATCAGTTGATTGACAACGCCAAGACTGCGGCTAACCGTGGGTTGGTGTTGACTACTAACAATACACCAGATACTACGACATACCCTTACTTTACTAACTACGTCTGGCGAGATATATCTACTGATCCGCCGACAATGAAGTTCTATTCGACGGCAGGGTGGGTAAGCGCAGCCATTGCACCTGGAAGTGTTATTACAGCTAGTATTGCGGCGGGTGCAGTGACTAGTACCAGTATTACCAATGGTGGAGTGGCCACTGTTGACTTGGCTGATAATGCTGTTACCACAATTAAGCTGGCTGATGATGCAGTTAACCTAGCTAAGATGGGTAATGCGTCCGTTGGTCGTGATGAACTTATTGCTGGTGCAGTTGATGCTACCAAGATTACAAATGGCACGATAACTGGATTGCAAATTGCTGCTGGTTCTATTAGTAATCTGCACTTTGTTGCTAATACTATCAATAGTAATAGTGTAGTTATCCAAGGTTTGCACGCGACTAACATTGCTAATGGAACTATTGATAGTAATCAGCTTAAGGTAGCGGGTATAGCTGTTACTAATATTGCTGCGGGGGCAAGTGGAACAGTACTTGTTTCACAAGGCAGTTCTGCACCAAGTTGGGAGACTAATCATATTCTTCAAATAGTTACTACTAACACCCTTGCTGTTGTTACTAATGGAGCATTTACTGGAATTGCCTATGGTGCTTCTCCTGGTAATGCTGTTAATACATTTGATACTACTTTAGTGGCCACAATTACGACTAAGAGTGCCTCAAGTAAGCTTAAAATGGATTATACAGTAAATTGCGGAGTTGCTTTTTCTGCTGCCATTTGTGGATTTGCATTGGCTATCTATGATGCAGATACGCCTGTCTACATTACTGTTCAACAGCCTTACGATAATAATGTCAGCTCTCAGCAGTTTTGTATGTCTGGAACTTTTATTATGGACTCTCCTGGCGCAGCTTCAACAAAGAACTATAATGTCAGAGTGTTTCCAGTTACTGCTAATGCTCTTGGTATGAGTATTAATGGTAAGTATGATAGTACAGCTTTGTTTGGTGGTAATAAAGTGAGGTCGTCATTTTCTATCACGGAGATTCGGTAATATGCCACTCAAAGACATTAAAGCAAAAGTTGCCGCTGATGTGGGGATAAAGTTATCCTCAACGGCAGAGGATGCTTTCTTGCTTGACAAGATAAATCAAGCGGCGAAGGAACTCTATACCAAGCATGACCTAGTGGGTTCGATGCGTGAACAACTGTTCCAACTCTCCGCAACAACTCAACAACTATCGTTACCTTATTATATTGACACTATTCGTGCGGTGAGGGACTATGAGACTCGCTTGCCAATCGAACGAGTAGATATGTTGCCTCGCTACCAAACAGAGGGCAGTAGAGCTAAAGAAGGTGGATTACCTTGGCGTATTAAAGCAGAAAAATATCCGCTTAAAGCCAACATTGGGTCTGATGGTCCGCTGACATTTACACTTAAGTCCGCTGCTACGGTGACCTTCAATATAGTCGTAATTGGTGCAACGTCTGCTGCTAGCAGGGTGCAAGAGATTGTGAACGTGGCAGCAGGGGCGCTTGCAGTTACCACTACTAATAACTTCTTGGCGGATGGTGTGGAAAGGATCTTTAAATCTTCTACTACCGATAGTGATATTGTTGTAACTGATATTGATGGAAAAGAAGTGGCGGATATTCCCAATAGTGAACTCTATCCATCTTATACTATCGTTCAAGTTTTAGATCAAGATTACACAAGGGGTCAAACTCAACTGGTAGAGGTACTCTATAAAACTCGTTTCACACCATTTAAAAATGACTATGATTCATTCCCTTGTGGCGATGTCTATGATGATGCAATCTATTACTTGACACTTGGTATTATCCATGGTGGCAAAAATGGTGATGAATGGAAGGCTAAAGCTCAAATGGCCTATGCAAGAGCTGAACAACTGGTTATCGAAGTCGCTAAATCTAAGCAAGCCACGTTAACTCTCCGAATGGATTTTGGAACTTCAAGATTCTCTACCATGTGGAATAAAGATTTCTTACGCCGATGTCACTAATAAGTTATGTTCAAGCTGGATTCGTTGGAATGAATCAGGGAGTAGATAGTTCTCTACTCCCTGATGGTGAATTAGCACTATTAGTAAATGGCCGCCTTCGAGATCATATTGTCGAACCAGTGGCATTGCCACAACTGTTAGACCTAGCTGATCAGGGTGTAACACCTGGGAAGATACAAGGCATCTATGCGGCGGCCTTTTACTTAGTTCTATTTGTAGATGGTAAAGCTTACTTTCGTAACTTCAATGTCGCCAATAGTAAGTTTACGCAGATAGCTGGCTTTCAACTTAACCCATTGGCGGATATAATCTACGCGGAGTTAGTTCCTGAGAGTTATAAGAACTATGCTCGTGTGTCATCGGATGGCCAAGCTAGTGGAACTATCTCCCTTACTGCTACACAAGCTGCTAGTCCGCAATGTCTAGTATGCCAAGATGGAACTTCACAACCATGGATAATCTTGTCAGACGGTACTGCAAGAGTAAGTAAGACCTATGCTGAGTGGGCGATTGATAATCGTGAATATGTTCCGGTGGGCTTACAAATGCTATATTCTGATGGAATATTGTATATTGTTTCTCCTGATGGCCGCCGTATATATCACTCTGTTACTGGCCGTCCACTTGATTTTGCTGTTGTTGTGGATACTGCAGCAAATAAAGCAGGAGACGCAGAACAAGTCGCACATCGTGTAGATTTTGAAGCTGTATCTGCCATTAGACCTATCTCATCGGCGGAAAGTGGCTTTCTTTGTTGTACAGAACGGGCTAGCTATATAGTTAAGCCACGAAGGAATGACTTATTCTTTGGCGAGCCTACGTTTAGTAATCAATCTGTCTTACCTGTCGGTGCGAAGAATCAGTTTTCTGTAATTGATATCTTAGGTGATACTGCAATTATTGATTTTTCTGGCATTAAGTCATTCAATGCAGTGTTGCAAACGTCAAATGAAGGTAAGAACTCTGTATTTTCGTCCGCGATTAACAGAATGTTTAAGGGCATTACACAAGTTGCGCCTTGTTGTGCTCATTTTGATAACTATGCACTCTTTTCCGTAAAGACTACCTATGGTGATGTGATTGTTGTCTATGATACCATCACACAGAAGTTTGTTTCTATAGATCAACTCACACTATCAGGTTCTATTGTTCAATTTGCCGAAGTTAAGACTACGCTGACGCGTAAGTTGTTCGCTAGGTTGAGTGACAATACTGTCTATGAGTTATACTCCGAAGATACAACCACTCGCGAGCTATGCCAAGTCTATCTTGGTGACTTTACTTCTAAACAACCAAAGGTAGAATTGAAGCCTAACAGTGTTAAGTTAGTATTCCTTAACGTAAGAGATTCAGGCACGGTTTATGCTACTCCTTTTACTGATAACAAGCGTGGAGCTACACTCTTAGAGGATATTATTGCTGACACTTACGTTGAGACAAGTCCGCTGCCGATTCCATTTGGTATTGGAACTAAGGATACGTCGAAGTCTCCACTATTTACATTCACTGATATCTCAGAGTGTTGGAAGTTTGGAGTTTTAGTAGCATGGTCCTTTAGGGCTGACTTAAGTTTCTCTCTTGTTGATGTTGAGAAGGTCGATCTTGACAATTCAACTGAACAAGCTGCCAAAGAATGGAAATATAATAGCCAAGATAGACCTAGGATCACTCTTGTTACACCAACTACAACTATTGTTAATGGAATGGTAGGAATACATGGGACTGGACTTTCGAAAGTTACTGGGGTTTATCTTGATAATGATCCTGTTGCCAGTTATACTATCAATAACGATAGCCTTATATTTTTTAAAGTTACTGTAGCTGGAACGTACAAAGTCAAAGTTGGAACTGCTGATGGATTTAGTTATGCTCCTACAGATTTAGTGGTTACATGAAAACGCCGCATGACATTACTGAATATATCTGGAATCACAAGGAACGTAGCAAGTTATTTCCAAAATGGACACATGAGCAAATTGCTCAAAGAGTTCTTGAAGCTTCGCAGCGAACTGGGATTAGTTGGTCAGTCAATCTACAGGGTGAAGTTGATGGTGTAGTAATAGTTGAGCCTAAAGCTAATAACGAACTCTATGTTGATGTAGTTCTTATTGACCATCATCAAGCTTTATGGGGATTTTTGAAAAAATACTATGACTACTATCCAGATTGGACAATAGTTGCACGGCGTAAGGGTGAGATGGTTAAATACAAAAATACACGAAGATTTATTAAGTCACTATGGAAAAGTACATTAAGATTGCGAAAGAAATAGTAGAACGCTATAAGCAGTTCTATACTCCGTCTGGTCGTCCTGTTTACTGTGGACCTGATCCGCCCGCACCTACGCCACAAGAGTCAACTGCCGCGATGCTTGAGGCATATACTAAAGGCATGCCTGGTTATATGGAAGCCACGCGTGCGGAGTTGTTGCCTACTGCTTTAAGTTCTCTTACTGCTGCGAAAGAAGTAGCTCCAGGTTACGCTGAGTTGCAACGTCAAATCTACGAGCAAAATATGCCTGCTCTAAATGAGCTAGGTCGTGAGGAAGCTAAGAAGAACATAGCCGCTCAAGCTGAGGCTGATGCTTCTGTAATGCGTGGTAGTGGACTAGATCTCATTAAAGCAGTTGACGAGGCGAATAGGACTATTGATCCTGAGTTCTATGCCACTAGAGCTAAGATGGCAAAAGGACTTGATGAGATGATGTCTGGCGGATTAACCGCAGGTGAAGAAGAAGCAATGCAGCGTTCGCTAAATCGTCAACAGCTAGATTCTGGTATAGTAGTTCCAACTAATCTTAACACTGCTAAGCAAGCTGCACAATTTGGCGGTGCAGCTAGGGATCGTTTAGGACAAGCCTTGGCTCAAGCTACACAAGCGTTGCCTGCTATGCGTACTGGTATGGATACACTTCAAACTGCTGCTGGTCGTAAGTCTGTTGCTAACGAAGGTAAAGAAGGTTTCATGGGAGTTAACCAAGAGGGCTATGGTAATCAGACATTTGGTATGGGTCAAGGATTAATTAGCGAAGCAGGACAGAATAACAGATCAGCTAATGAAATACAAGCAGCCAGGGGTAATCTATTTAAAGACAATTTATATGCTACGGCTGGCTCTAACATAGGCGGTGAAGGTATTAATAACTGCTGCTTTATCTTACTTGAATCATATCATGGAACTTTACCTTGGTATGTTAGAAAATGTCGTGACTATTATTATCATCAAGATAGTAGGATATGCATTGGTTATGTTAGAATGGCTAAGGTTCTAGTGCCACTAATGAGAATGTCTACTACAGTTCGTAAACTTGTTTGGCATTTGATGGTTAATCCTATTAGTAACTATGGCAAGTTCCTTGTTGGTATTGGTGAATATAAAGGTCACTTTGCTAAACGAGTGTGGTTCAATATTTGGAAATTGATTGGAGGACTTTAATATGGCTGAACAATATAATAAGTTTAAGCGTCCTGTTAAATCTGGTGGTGGAGGCGGTGGCGGGGGGATGCTAAAGAACCTTCTTGGTGGATTGATTACTGGAACCTCTACTGAATTTGGTGGCGAGGCTGTTGCTGCTAATCCAGAATTTGATCCTAATGTTGAAGGTAGTAAGCCATTTAGTCCTAGAAAGAATGCGTTTAATCGTAATCTCGCCGGACAAGCTGATATAGCCAATACTGAATACATAATTGGTAAAAATAATTTAGCAGCCCAGAACAAGTTTGAACTTGATAAGCTCTCTAAGCAAGATGAATTTCTGCGAAATAGAGAGAATGATAGATTCAGCAATAATTTGGCTATTACGCAACAGGAGGCTGCGAATGAGCTTGGTAAAATGGAGATAGCTAGACAAAATGCTATTGCTGCTGGAGATCAAGACTTGGCTAATAAGATAGCTTATGAGCAGAACAAGGTTAAATTGGCATTAGACCAGAAAACCAGTGAACTTAAAATTGAGGCTGACGCTAAACGTGCCAAAGATGCCTATGATGAATCTACTGTTGCAGCTGCACTAGCTCAGCTAGATGGTGTTCCTATTGGCGATAAGCTTAACGAAGTTAAACTTCTTAAAGCATATTATGGAACTACAGTACCAACAGAAGGCATACGAACTGTTTTGCAGAAGTACGATGCTGCTAATGCTGGAATTGATTTAACTAGGTCAAGTGCCCTAGGTAATCAAGCGACTGCTAATTTAACAACCGAACAAGCTAGAGGTCTACGAGACTTGAATGACAGGTATGCTGGGCAGCCTAGATTCGGTCCTGATGGTAAAATACTTTATAGTGGTGTTGGTGATGCTGCTCGAATACTTACACAGGCTCCAACTGTAGGTAAGGAGATTCTTAATGGACCTGACGGGAAACCTATCTCTACAAAGGATATTAATTTAGGTAATAGGGAAACAGTTCTTAATATTCCTCTTTCGGACGAAGAGAAGCTTAATAGACTTTTAGCTAATGAGGCCGATAAACCAAAGGAGAAGCCAGGAACTAAACCTAATGCAAATGTTCCATATTCAGAAATAAAAAACGAACTTAAAGCTGGACGACTTTTAGGCAAATCTCCTGCTGAACCTGCCTATTCAGCTGAGGCAGAGAAAGCTAAAGAAGTTATAGCCAAGAGAAAGAAATACGTATTAGATAATCAACAAGGATGGAGTAGATGGTTTCCTGATGAGCCTTATTTGAAAACTCCTGAGACTGGAAGGTGGCGATAATTATGGGCCAGCTAATTGAAGATGCTCTGCGTTCGCGTGGCTATGATCCTGCTCAATGGGATATAGATGACAATGGCAACGTAATTAAGAAAGCTCCGGCACAGCCTACCACGAACGAATCTCCAGACCATTATGGTCAATTGGAGAAGCAGACTGGTGTCTTTGAAGCTTTTGCTCGTGGTGCAGCAGAAGCAGTAATTCCAACTGGTGTTGGTATGGCTGCTGGCGGAGCTATTGGTAAAGCTGGTTTAGCCAAAGCCCATCCAGTCGCCGCAATATTAGCTCCATTGGCAGGTGGCATAGCTGCCTCTATGGGAACTGCTGCGGTACAAAATCAGGTTTTAGGTAAAGTGGCACCAGAGTTTCGCAAGCGAAGTGAGCAAGCTTATACTGAGCATCCAGTGGCAACAGCCCTAGGTTCGTTTGCTGGTGCTGGTCCTTATATGTCCATGAGGAACTCCGCCAAAGTCTTAGGGGAAGCAGGGAAAGGTTTAGCTAGGATTCGTGAATTTGGTGGTAAAGTAACAAGTTCGGAAGCTAATGCTCTTTTAAATGTTGGACTTGGTAGTGCAGTTCAAGGCGGCATGGAAGGTGTCCGGCAAATTCAAGAGGGTGATCTTGACCTTGGAATGTTAGCATTAAATCTAGCAGGCGGTGCTGCTATTAACGAGCCTCGCAAATGGACTAAAATAATGGGGCTATCCCCTACTGATTTCAATGATCCTACTCGTAGAGCGCATTGGAAAGGTGGCGAAATTGCTACTGGTGGTAAATCTGTTGATGTAGATCCAAGTGTAATTGCCGAAGAAAAGGCTGCTGCTAAAATTGTGGCGGATAAAGTAGAAGCCGAAGGCAAGGCAAAAGAGGTTGCTAGAGAGGAATATCTTAATAAAGTAGTTATCCCTGAGAAAGAACAGCGTCTCCAGGAGCTTGCCCACCTAACTGAAATCTCTCGTGATCCTTACGAAGTTCGGCAAGCGAGATTAGAGATAACGGAGTTGCAGAAGCAAATAGGTGCGCTACGTGGAGAGTTTCCTGTAAAGGATATTATTGATCCCTCATTAGGTAGTAAGGCTAGACAGAAGATTGAAAGTCAGGCTGCCAAACTTGAACGCGAGAACGCAGAGCGTCTAAAAGGTCTTACTAAAGGAACTGATTTTGAAATTACTACTGAAAAACCAGTAGACGAAACTGCTAAGCTCACTGAGGAAGTGGGTTTAGACTTAGCTATTGCTACTCCAGAAGTCCGCGCCGAAGCTGTCACTAAAGCCAGAGAGAGTCTTTACTCATTGCTTGCCCAACGCTATATGGCAGTAGAAAGTGGTGACAATGTTGCTGTTGAGAAGCTAACTGGTGATATTAATAGAGCGAAGAAAGTCATTGAGAACTTTGGAGAGAAGAAGCCCACAGCTAACGCTATCCAACCACAACGTGTTGCTGATGTTGAAGCTGCCTTTAAAGCTGATGAACAAGCTAGACAGGAAGCGAAGGCCAAGGAGTCTCTTGATGTAGCTAATAAAGTCGCCGAAGAAATGGAACGGCGCGAACGCGACTTCAACCTACTTGCCGCCGAACAAGAGGCAACTAAGCAGCGCGTAGCTGCCGAACAAGCTAAAGCCCATAGTGATGCATTGCAGAAGGATTGGGATGCTAAGATAGCTGCACGGAAGGCAGAGAGGATTGCTAACGAGCAACGTATCGCTGCGGAGCAGAAAGCACAGCAAGAAGCAATTAAGAATAGTGAAGATTTCGCTGCGCTTAACGCCAAGATTGACGCGGACGTAAAGATGAAACTCGCTAAGGAGGCTGCTGACTATGATGCCTATGTTGCCAACAAAGGTGAGGTAAAACCTCCGGTTAAAGTTGAAGAGGCTTTGTCTCCGGAGCCTATTGGTGATGTGGCTGCTAGTCGAAAGCTTTATGAAGAAGGTCAGAAGAAGATTGAAGCTGAGAAAGCAGAACAAGATCGTATTGCCAAAGAAGAAGAACGTATTGCTAGGGAAGAAGCAGAAGCTGCTAAGCCTGAGAACCGCCTAAAGGTAATTGATGAATCACTGGCGGAAGTTACTGCACAACGTAAAGCTATTGCTTCTAAAGCTGCTGTTGATAAGAAAGCTTTAGCAGAATATAAGAGGCTTACTGCTGAGATAAATGAGCTTAAGACTGCAAGAAAGGATGTAGAGGGGGAGCTAACTGAGAAACCTATTGGACAGAAACCTGTTGAGAAGTCCCCTACTCAAAAGAACCTTGAGACTCTTGCAGAAGTTAAAAAAGATATAAAGCTAGTAGAAGATGATACTAAATATCAAGAAGGCAAGCTTTATGGAGTTCCTGAGCTTGATACAATGCACGAAGCACAGCTTGCCAAAGCAGGTAAGCCCCGTGAACAGTTTGTTAAATGGGTAAAGGATTCTCTTGCTAAGATTCGCGGTGTAGAGATTCGTGCAGTTAGAAAGGTTATAGGTTCTAAGGGTCAAGAAGTCTATGGTAAATCCGCTGGTAACAAGGCAGAAGTGTCAGTTGAGAAAGGTGAAGTAGATACTTGGATACACGAGACATTTCATCCGTTCCTCGAATCATTACTCAATTCAACCAGTAAGACTGATAGGACGTACGCAGAACGTATGTTAAAGCAGCTTGCTGACACTAAAGAGTTTGGCGAATATTGGAAAGCTGCTCACGGAGTGGAACTCCCTAAGGAATTTACTCCTATACAAGATGGCGTAGCCCATCCAATGCTTGATGAATTTATCACGCAATTAGTTGGTGATCGTGGAGTTGAGAAGATATTTCTAGAGAAAGATGGACTTCGTAAGTCGTGGCGTGACTTTTGGTCACACATGAAAACTCGTCTGTCAACTGGTAGTAGGGAGGATATCTCTAGGGTGTTTACTAATATGCTATTCAATAAGCCTTTGGATAGTGATATAGTATATAGGGGACGAGAGGCTACGCTAGTTACGCCTAGTGGTGAGAAGGAACAGGGTGAAAAGTCCTTCGATCAAATGCGTAAAGCCGCAGGGATGACTGATGAAGAACTAAAAGCTACAAATGAAAAGGTTGCTAATCGCAACGAAGAGTTGTCAAAGACAGGGTATAAGGTTGCTCGTTATGGTAAGGATGGGAAAGTAGAGAGAATAGATGATGTTGGGCCAGAGGCCAAGTATCAAGGTGATAAGCCAGTTAAAGGTTGGTCTAATGAGCTTGATGAAAAGTACTTAGCTGCAAAGGCTGCTGGAAATGTTGGACAAATGGAATGGGCATTAAAGAACGCTTATGCTCAATCCATCTATGCAAAACATCCGCCACAAGACAGGCTTACTGATCCCTCTGTTTATGGTGGTTGGCTAACTCCAGGTGGTAGAGTTATTACTGTTGATGAAGCTCGTCATGCGAGTGTAATACCTAAAGAGTTTCAATGGCTAGGTAATGCTTATGATAGAATGTTTGGGCTTGGCTTTGTACGGTTTCAACTAGGTGGTAAAGAAGTCCATCTTGAAGGTAACAAACTATCATGGGGACAGCAGAAAACTATTGATAGGATGAAGCAAGATTTTGGCATTGAAGTTGGAAGCCATTTGGAACTTGAGGGTAAACAGCCAGAACTTGAGACCTATGTTAAAGGCGAATTAATCCCACCAGGGCGTAGGACTACTTGGGACTTTAAAGGAGTAGACAGACAGGGCGAGGATATGTTTGCTTATACTCCTAAAGGTAAAGATGGGTATAAGTATCAAGGCGACCAAGAATATCTAAAGTTAGCTCAAGATCCAGAAGGTAATAAAAAAGAACTACAGAGGATGGTAGATGAGGCAGCGAAGAAGTCTGGATATATGATTGGTCCAGTTTGGCATTCAACGGACAAAGGAAATTTTAATGTTTTTCAGCAGCAGCCAATTAGCTTTACTGGCGGGGAAGGAACCTTTGGCCATTTTGGATCATTACGGCAAGCAGAAAAGTTGTTTAAAAATACAAGGGAATTTGCTGATTGGGCCAATAGCCAATTATCATCTACAAAAGAAAATAAAATCAATCCATCCCTTCGCAGCTTCTATTTAAAGGCTGATAAAATTCATAGAGTTCAAGATGATCCATCTTGGGCATCCTGGGGATTGCAAGCAGACACAGCAAGAAAGCGCGGATTCGATATGCTTGTGTACAAAAACAAAGTTGAAGGTAGTGGGGATAGCTATGTTCCACTTAATTCACCTAATCAAATCAAGTCTGCAGACCCCATTACCTATGACGACAATGGTAACATAATCCCACTCCCAGAAAGATTCAATACTGAGTCTAATGATATTCGTTATCAAGGCGACCTACCTCCCACTTCTCCTGCTGATTACTATACTCGTATAGGCTCAGCATGGCTTAAACCTGTCCGCTCAACTATTGATAAGATCGCAGCCAACGGAGATAAAACCCATCAATATGGTGCAGAACGCTTGCGTCGAATGGGCAATGAAGCTACTCACCTATATGGTCAATATGGTAACAAGCTAATTGAGCAAGTCACCAGACTTATTAAATCCCCCGTCGAGATTGCCAAGGGAACTTCGGACAGTGTTGATAAAGTCTATAAGTATATGCAGGAGGAACGAGATAGAGTTCCCCATACTGTAGAACTTGTTGGTGATGAGGTAGATGTTCACGCGAAGCTTCGTGAGATTATTGTTGCCATGCAACAGGAACAACTTCGCGATGGACCAAATGTTAAATACTTTGATAAAGATAAGAAGGAGTGGATCAATCGCGCTCCTATTAGTGATCCAATGTATATTATGCACTCACTCGATGATGGAGTGCTAGATATATTGAACAATCGCCGGGGTTCGCAAGAGTTTAAAGACTTATATGACGAGTATATAAACTACCACATGGGTAAAGGTCTTACTCGCGATCAAGTTGTTGAACAGTTCCGCAACATCTTCGAGTCTAAGGGTGGTGAAAAAGGTCTTACGTTCAATGCACTTCGTTTAGCAGAAGGTGCTGGATTGCCTCCTAGTTGGCGGCAGAAGTCCTTCCCCCTAGCTCTACGTCGCTATGCACAGAGACACGCTGCGGACTTAGCCTATTATCGCCATATCCAAAAAGACCCGAGGGCACGAACTATCTTCAACGAAATCGATGATGGTAAAACTATTGGCAAAGCTACCAACGTTGATGAAGTGGATGGTGAAGCTCTCTATTCTATTCGTGATTCGGATGAAGTTAAGTCTATTTTCCGCCAGATAACACACGATTATCCTTTTAGCGAAGCTAAACTTAACGCCCTGAATCGCCTTATTAAGTCTGGCATGATGCAGACTGTTACTGGTATTCGTGATGTGATCGCTACTCCGTTTATAGCGATGGAGAATTTGAAGCCTACGGAGCTGCCACTAATGTTGGAAGCTGCATTGAAGGTTAAAGAAGGTTACAAGAAGGGTTATGATGAAGGAGTTATCCGCCGTGGTACTACTGCTTGGCAGGACTTCGGAGAAAGTAACAAGACTCTATTCATTGATAATATCAGCAACCTAATTAATAAGGTTACTGGTCGTGAAGCTCTAGAACAATTCGCCAGAGCTTACACTATGGAACTTGGGCGGCTAGTTGCCGAGAGTCGTAAGGGGAGTGGTGACACTGAGTTCTTCGACCGTTTTGGTCCTCCTGACTGGCAAGCTAAAATGGAGGCTAATGCTAACGAAGTGTTAGACTTCGCTGCTGCTAGGTTTGTTGAAGCTAATCAAGGCACTTATGATTATCGTGGGCTTCCAGCTTATGCACTAGAAGGACAACTTGCTCCATTCCTTTCACTAGCTAAATGGTCAACTGAACGGTTGAATAACTTTGATAAGGCAGTTATACAAGAAGCTAAGAAAGGCAACCTTCGGCCTTTTGTAATGGCAACTATTGGTGCTGTAATTGGTGGCGAAGCTATTCAAGCAGCAGTTGAATATATCAATGATAAGAAGCCAGAGCAACTTACTTGGAGCGAGTTTCTAGGGCTAGGCGGTAAGGATGCTGCTTATCGTTATGCTGCTATTGCGTCCGCATCAGGCTATGCTGGTATCCTAGGTGACTTAACCAAGTCAGGATTGGATCTTTATCATGGTACAGAAGCTCGTGGTTTAACATTCCCATTAGTTGATGCGGCGGCTGAAGCCTTTACTCGCTTTGGACAAGCTGCTGAGGCTGCGAGGGATGGTGAGAAGGGTATCTATCCTGAGCTTGCACTTAAGTTGATTAATGATAATATCCAACTTAGTCGCGTCATTTCTAACGCTACTGCTAGTCCTGAGGAAAAGACTCGCAAGGCGGATATGCGAGACTTGCGGCTGTACGAACGGATAGAGGAAAATAAAGTTAGTAACAAGTTTGGTGAAGCTAACCCCTTCCGTGGTAATATTCAACGGGAGTTTAAACGGGAACTTGAACCTACGAAGATTGTAGAGAAGTTACCAGAAGTACTTGCGGAAGCTTTTAAAAGGGCTGGTAATGACCCTTATAAACTAAAGCGTGAGCTTATTAATTTGAAGATGGCCGGACAACGGATAATGCCTTCGATTAGTGAGTCGCCAATTAGCTTTGCTAGCTACCTACTCTATCTCCGCAAAACTCAAGGTGACGAAGCTGTTGCACAGAAGCTGCAACGATATATCAAGTCTCAAGTTGCTCAAGACTTGCGGAGTGATATTATACCTTCTATTTAATACTCTAAGATATTATACCTTAGTGAGTTTTACAAAGTAAGTTGCTACTGCTCCATCTGCTTTCATGTCTAGTTGCTTAGTTGTGACTAGCACATCTAAAACTTCTTGTAGTTCCAATTTACTAACTTCTTCTGCAAATTCAAAAAGTAATTCATTGAGTGTTTTCTTGCCATTCTTTCGCAAGTGGCCGACAATCTTTTGACCAATAGGAGTTAGCTCATTACGAGCCTTAGTCGCCAGAGCCATGTGCATAGTGCGTTCTGCGGTTTCAAGTAATATCATTGCACAATGAATATCATGCAATGTAATAGTCATATCGAGTGAGTTCGTGAAATGAAGTGCTGCTGCTAACTTCAAGATATGCATTTTCTTGCGGCCATAGTAGTAATCTAATTTGTAGTTATGGTTAGTACGATAAGCAGGTAGATGTTGCTTATGCTCATACCAATCTTTCAAATAGCCATAAGCAGCAGGCTCAAGTGTCAATGGACCGCAAAGTGTAGAGAGAGCTTTAAGATGATCTAGTATGTTTAGCTTTGCAATCTTCTGATTCTCATCTAACTCTCCCATTCCAAAGTTATAAAACCTATTCTTCTCTGCCCATACGAATATAGTCCGCGAAGCAAAACCTTCATTCATCATCTCACTACTGAACACTTTCCGCATGAACTCAGGAGTAGTGCCAGCTAGAAGTGTAACACACATCTTCTTGATTTCATCCTTACCATTGTTGAAGGTAGAATGTTTGAAGTTACCACAATCCCATGCGCGAGTTAAAAAGCGAGCTATGTCGATTGTCTCCTTCTGTTCATGAAATAAATCGAATAATTCTTCTAGTACAAAGGCAGAACTACAATGTCCATAGGGAACAGGCTTGCCATCTATGAATTGCTTTACTGGGAAGTAACTGGCGGCTATATGGTTAGTAAGTGAGCGGAGAGAAGTTGAATCTGGTAACGTAGGAAACAGTTGCTTTTCCTCCGCAACTGTAGCTTCTGATAACACTTTAATAAACTCATCTTCTGCTAGTTGAGTTATATTAATATCCATTCCTTTCTGTCTCTTATGATATTTAAGTAGGTCAGAGACTTGTGTAATTACACGACCTTTACCAATAGCCGGAGGACCAGTTAAGATAACAAATGTATTGCAGTAGCAATTAACAGTACCAAATGGATACCAAACCCTACGCTGTAGAGCAGCTGATACGAGGGATATAAGTCCGAAGTCAATGAATATATCTGGCGACTCTACTTCCTTCATGTAGAGTCTCCATTGTTCAGATATTGTCATTGTAGCTACGCTCATTTTAATTCTCCCCAGTTAAATCCTATGGCAGTTTCACTACGCATTGTAAATTTCTCACCCCGCAGAGTTATTAACTCCTGTTCCATAAATTGCTTAGCCATGCGGCTACATTCACTCTCCTGTCCTATGGGACATTGAAGCAGATAAGAGTCATGTTTATTATTTAATACGTCCCAAGGTAAATTATTATCTTCGATATAATATTGCATTTCAGTTACTGCAATATTCGTAATTGTACCTACTGTTGATTGCGGGATAAAAGCATAAGCCTTTTTGAACAAGTCCGGCCCCCATGCACCATGGAACTTACGAGGATAACCTTGCAGGTTGCGGAGAGTTTTAGTCATCCCTAACTGTTTCTGTATCTCCATGTGCCACTCACGAATTTCAGGGAATAGAGTATGATAAGTAGCAAGGAACTTAGTTGCTTCCTCAATAGAGAGGCGGATTTGACCTTCGGAATTTTTTAAAACGTTAATAGCAAACTCAGGAGCCTGGATACCGTAATTGGCAGAATTGCCCGTTATTGATATTTTACCATTACGGCGAATTAAGAAAGCGCCGCTAGAGACAGTAGGACAATAAACAATTCCTTTATAATGAACTGTGCTGTTTGTATTTCTAACCCTGCCGAACTTTCTGTTGTTTATACCAGCTTTCCAGCAAGTTCCAGACTGTGCTATAGTAGCTTGCCTGCCAATTAAATGGCAAATAGTCTTAACCCATTCTACATTCTCTTTGTACTGAGAAGTGTAATCCTCTCTTTTATGACAATAAGATTCAGTAAATGAACCATCCCAGTATTTTAATTCATCTATAAAAATAGATAACTCAATCAATGACAGATTAAGTAACTTGCTTGAGAACCTTTTTTCTCCAGCAGAATTCAATAAAAAATCTGTGTATTTTTCAACTCCCTTTATATAATAATCATGGCAATGGTCATCTATCTTTAAGGTCCATGTTAATCCAGGAATTGCTGAAAGTAATTGCTCAAGCCTACCAATTTTTCTAGGTTTAGAGAGTCTGAATCTAATGGCAGATTTATTAGCTATGTACCCATCTGCCTGTGTAGCAACAATAAATTTAATTTCATCATCGGAAAACATTCTAACATTTTCAACGTACCCTGTATTTGGAATACGGAGTTCAGCCATTTTAACTAGATCAACAGCTTTCTTTTTATGTATTATATTGTTAGTTTGATATAATACTTGATGGTCAGGAGTAACTAATTGATCTATTTCAGAATGATGATAATGAAACATTGTGCCATCATATAACTGATGGTGCCATGCGGATGGAGTCTCAAATGATACACTGAAATTATTCCATATTGCAATCGGCTCATTAGGCATAGTGCCAATAGGCACCCATCCATTACGAGTAAGAACTTCTGTCTGTTCATCTACACAATGACACACTTGCTTCGCCATGTAGTAATAACGACGGGCAGATGGCCAGTTATCAGAAGCTTTAATAATGGCTTCAATCTCTTTCCACTTAGGGTCAGCTATAAGCTCCTTTGGACCCATAGGAATATATGGGTCTAAAGCATAACCAAGTTCGGCGGCGAACTGTTCGCGGAATAAGTGCAGTCCTACAAATACATGAGATTTAATGCGATTAAGAAATAAGTCTCGGAACTTACCATGACGACAGAGAAAGGCTACTACTAATGCTTCTGCACCAGCTTGATCTACTTGAACAAATATATATCCAGCATCAGGGACATAGATTTTACATATAGGTTTAGATGGATTTTGGAGGTTGGTTCCCCATATATTAAATATCTTCCTAGATGCTAGGCGGAATGTGTCTGTCTTACCTAGAACCCAGGAGCATGAGTTTCTAGGCATTGTAATATTCTTTCAATATTAAGTCACCTATTCCATTAATCTCTACGGTGTAAAACTTGCCACGAATCTCGGCAAGTGAGTGTAACTGAGTCGCCTTCTTAAGTTCCTTAACCTCCACGCTAGTTAGCAACTCAGGGCCGAAGGTTTCAGTTGATCCGTCCTTGTTGTATAGGTTCACTTTCATAATTGAATTTTGGTTTTTCTATTGTTTTACATGATGATATGAGTAATGAGAGTAGGGTCAACATTACTAATAGTTTGATCTTGTGGTTCATACGCAAGTAGTTCAAATTTGCCATCTGTTATTGTAGCGAAAACATTCATGGCATGAGTCTCAGTTAATGCTACACCAAAGGCGACTTCTTTCCCTGGAGGTTTATCAGCTATCCTTGCACACCAAAAAGCAAAGAACGCGAAGTTATCACAATCATTACAGGTGCGGACATAAGTAGAAGCGGAAAGTGCTTTGAGATTAAATTTAAGAACCTTTGAATAGTTCTGCTCAACTGACTCTCTAGTTGGCAGAGCGTACGCTTCATCCAGAAGGATAATGTTTGCATCTGGGAGTAGTTCGTATAGTTCATTTAACAAGTCGGAACATCGCATATATCAGCTGCCTTTCTTATTCTAGTTGTTTCAATGGGGTAATCAGTCACTTTGCAAGAGTCACCTTGCCGCCAGGGAATTGCCTTTAGCGTCCCGCTTTCTTTTTTAAGACGTCTATAGTCTAGGATTATGGGTATCAATGGATGGGAGTTATTAACTGCCAACTTCAATAGAGCTTTCTCATCAAGAGACGGTGCGCCAGTCGCGGTGCGCTTTAGGACAGGGAATCCCATATCCTCATGAAAGTATTTAACACACTGCTTACTGGAAGTAGGTAAGAAGTCTCTACCTATTAAGGCTTTACAGATTCGTAGGTATTGAGTCATCCATGCATCATTGTGCGTCATCATCTTATCTATCTTCAAGGGGTCTATTCTCATCCCTTGAATAGACATTAGTAGATAGGGATAGATAGACTTGTTTACTTGCTCAATAGATGATTGACATCTACGAAGTTCTGCTTGACGTAGTTGTTCATCTTTAATGAACTTCATTGTTACTACGTCTTTACCATTATACGCCCAAAGAGCACGTTCTTGTTCTTCATTCTTTGGTTCAAAGACTCCTTCGGACTTATGGTAGGGCATTGAGGTATAGAGAGAGACACAGTGTCCCAGGGACTTTTCAATCCCGACATTAATGCGGCTAGCGGCGAGCATTGTGTCATATATATTTCTGCCAAATCCAACTCCATAGTTAGTTGCAAGAACGAACAAGTCAAACATGGAGTTATGAGCAACGACTGTACATCGCTGACAGGCGATAGAGAGTGCGGCGAAGAACTTACAGAGTAACTCTTTATCATAAGCTAGTTCACCGTTATAGCGGTTAATTGGTACTACATATACCGTAGGTAAATATCTTCCGATAGCAAAGCCAATACAACTTAACTGACGAAGTCCGTCAGTTTCGATATCTAGAAACAACTCCTCCTTATGTATTGTTGCAGCCAGTAACGAGGTAACTAATTGAATTGGCGGATATATCTCGTACTTTGCATACGAGACTTGTTTAGCTATGCTATCGGAATTTGTTAAAAATGCTTTAGCTCTTTTGGTATCTTGTTCGAGCCAGAATCTATAATTCTTTCTACTTGTTTTTGCTGCCGTGCTTTTCTCGTCGCCATCTTCTTCATCTTCTGACTCAAATTGTACCTCTGGTTTCGTACGAGACTTATGAGACTTTTCATAGTTCTTAATATCAAAACAATCTTGAGGGAAATAAGATGCAACGTGGACTATGCCATCACGAACGTATGGACAACCACGTTGTTGATCTAGTGAATGTTCCAAAGGGATACGAGAGCGCATTGCTTGAGTTCCAAGAAGCAATGCTACTTTAGTATCAGGAAGTAGTGGAGAGATGTCCTCTGCTACGCGAAGGTCTACGTTACCTTTATTAATAGGTGATAAGTAACGTAAGAACTCTTGACCTGCATAGCCAGAGAGCAATCGTTCAGTATCAAACCTGGAAGGGTTTGACATGATGATTGTTAAGCCACTATAACGTAGCTTAGGTTTTTCTCTGAACATATTACTTGTTTAAATGTTCAAGGCATTCAGCAACAAGAGGATAAGTAGCAAGCTCAGGTGGGTCAACACCCCAAAGGGAGTCAACTAAGGTAATTTTACCTACTTGCTTATCATCTTGGAATAGATGAAACTCAGTGGGGGAAACCTTTCTTATAGTCATACAAAAACTCCTATAAGTAATCCAACGATAAATCCAACAATGCCAATAACCATATAAGCAACGATGACTTCTGCACCATTCTCCCTTGGCATATCTAGCGTTAGTGTTTGTTTCAAGGCGGCTAAGTAACCTTTATGAAAATCATTATCATAATAGGAATCAGTAGCCATCCTATGTTCTAGTTGTTCGACTTGATCTTCGAGTTGTTGTTTCATAAAATTAAATTGGGTTCCTACGGATTTCGAATAGGACCAGATGAACCCGTTACTGGTTTATGAGTCACCACAGACTACCTATTCATTTGACGCACTCTCGTAGTTTATGCGATAGCCAGGCGGGAGGCTATAAAAGTTTATCTTGGCAAACCTTCTCCTGCTTTCCTTGGACTGAGGCCTTGAGCTTTTCAACTTCTTTACGTCTGTCACACAATTCCAGCACCAACGCCACGCGCATACCAATTTTGTGGTTGTCAAAAGGCACCCTGAAGTCAGTCAGCACTTCTGACAGCCAGCAAAGTTCGTCTTGAGTCTCGGCCTCCACCCGCGCTAGCTCGGCGGCGGCAGAGTTAATATCAATCCATAACTGCTCATGATTACAATTAATTAACGACCCGGTTAGCCATTTTCTAAGTTTTTCAGCGTGTGCGTTCATTTCGGTTTCTTTCTGTTGACTACATAATCGAACGGCGCGATGCCGTTTATTGCGTCAAGAAGGATTTGCAACATCGCTGCCCGCGTCATTTCCCCATGAGCACGGCGGTTTGTCCGCCACGGATACGCTACCGCAGGGTCTTTCGCGAACATTAGTATTTTGGCGAGGGCATCGGGCGTTTGTGGTTTGGCTTTCGTTATGCGGCGAGCAACATTCATCACGGAGGACGTGAAATGCTGGCTTCGCAAGTGCCGCGCTGCAATAGCAAGGTAGATTTGCTTCGCAATCGGGTCTTCCATCGCCGGTTTAATTTCTGGATGCTCCGCAAAACCGTCAAAGACCGGAACTTGTCGCGGGTGCCTTGCCGCCTCGTCTTTGCAGGCATCGCAGAACGGGGCGTTGTTGGTCATTTCAAATTGACAGTTGATGCAGTTTCTCATTTCGGTTCCTTTCAATTCGGTCATTCTCTGGCGTTTAATATCTTCCTCAATCGCGCCAATCTTCATTTCGACCGATGCCTGAATCTCCCCCAGCAGTTCAATCGTTTTCTGCTGACTAACGGATGTGTCACCAAACATACGGTCTATGTCTGCCAAAATTTTTTCCAGTAGTTTGTCACTGTTCATTTCGGTTCCTCCCATTTGCCAAGCGTCCGCAGGAAAGCCTCGGCTCGTTGCCGGGCGGTGGCTATAATGGTAAGCGGCCCTGCAATAGCTTGGAGCGTTAAGAAGTATTGATGCCATTTCGCTTGGTTAGGATTTATTGAATTTCCAATACATTTTACTTCCGCTTCATGCATCGCGTTGAGGTCGGTGCAGTAGTTGGGCGGTGTCTGCCCAATAGGATTATCAGGATGAAAATAACCTTCAGGCAAAGGCTCCCACCCACACGCCTCGGCAATCGCCGCGTTAATCTGAGTATCTTTCATAAATTTAAAAAGTAAATTGGCAGTAATGCTAGTCTTAGCGGGGGCACTTTTATTTACGCTCCGTGATTACCTCACGTTTACTCAGATGAGTTGCCGATAGCCCTGAGTTCTCAAGCACTTTAACTTTTTATACTGCCAATAAATTTAAAAGTGCGTTTTTCCGACTCTCCGCCAGCGTATTACACGGATGCTACTTTTACACCAACAGAACGCACAAAACTGTATAGGATTTGCACCTATTCCTCTGGCCTAATTACTTAATGAGTCACTTCAATAGTCAACTCAGGGGCTTTCTTAGTAATGTTATCAACGCGGATACCAAAGGAGACAATGGGATTACCACTCTCGTCCAACATATCCTCTTTGACTACATCACCAGCAGCGTCAATAACTTCCTTCTGCTGCCGACGTTCCTCAGAGCTAAGGATAGCCTTAGCACCAAGTCCCTTGTAACGCTGAACGTAGTCCTTCATGAACTCACCGTCCTGCTCGTTGATCTCACCAAGCTCAAGCCCCATCATTTCATGGAACGCTTTGAGCCGACCAATCGCCTTAGCCGTGAGGAAATAGCGATTAGTAGTTTTAAGCCCAGCGATAGCCTTATCGCCAATCTTCTCAGGAGTAACGATCTCCCAAGTCAATTCGATATAAGGAGTAGCGTTCGCGTTCTGGCTAACCTTAAAGTCAGCTTCGATACAACGGATGCCATAGACATCACGCAGAATACGAATACCACCACTTGTCGGAGCTTGTCCTTCAGTTAGGTTTAACATATGTGTTGTTTTTGTTGTTTTTGTTTACTCCCTCGTTATGGAGGGAAAGTCTAGTTAGTCTTGCGAAGACATTCTACTTCGTTCTTCAATTCTTGAATAATAAATTTAAGCTCATTGATAGTGTCATCCTTACTATCACAATCTTCCTCAAGAGATTTAACATCACGCTTCAAATCACTAATGTCATCTTCAAGAGACTCAACTTCATTGTCTCTTGAATTAACTCCATCTTCATAACCAAAGTCATATTGAGTTTCATCACCTTTAGACAGGGCTTTACTTACAACACCTTCTATCGCCTTAGCCTCTAGGTTGGTTAGCTTAGTCCAATCAATCAACTTATCTGACCGTCCCTCAGCTCTGGCAACAGAGTCATTTATACGTTCGATTAGTTCAGTAGCGTTCATAGTAGCATCTTTCATGCCAAGTCAAGATAGATTTGTTTCCAGTCATCAGGCTTGGCTTCTGGATAACTGAAATTAAACGTCTTACCACGCAAGTGTTCTTGTCTTGCGCCACAAGTTACAGTGTCAGTAGTATTGAAGGTGGACTTCAATATACCTTCTTTATCTCGATAGACATAACCAATCGCGTCCGCGTAGGCGCACACGATAGAGCGAATCTTACCAGTTAAATCTAAGTCCTTAGCACTAACTTCCTTCCCCTGCTGGTCTATCATTTTATCGCGGATATGACCAACAAGAATTACACAGTCAGCCATTGACTTAATAACTTCAAGAGCTTCATGAAAAGCAATACGAAGCCACATATAGCCACCACCATTGGGAAGGGAAAGGACGGTGTTGGAAGTAAAGTTCTTTCCTTGCGGAGTATTCTTATACAGTTGTGTACCAATCTTTTCACACCATTCCTCCACTTTATCAATAGTGTCAATGGCGACAAAAGGATATGGATGATTGGCCTCTTTAAGCTTTGCTGCGAGAAGTTTAAGTTCACCATAATTATTGACACTTACCTTTAGTGCTTCGACACTTCGTGAACCATCTTCACAATCAACTATCAAACAACCTGGAAGTTGTGATAGCATCGAAGTCTTACCACATTTAGGTGGACCATAGAGAACTAGGGTTCTAGGGTGTCTAGTTAGGGGTTTTATTTTTTGAGTAGGGAGTTCCATATTTCGTATTGTTTAAGCCAAAATAGGTTAATAGTTAATCGTTGAGTAAGAGATGATATGTCAATATTGCGGAAATCTTCCATCTTTTCTAGACGCTGTTGGTTAAGTGAATCAATAGCAGTAATAACGAAGTCATTTATGGAAGCTATCATAAGCTTACGCTCAACTTCATTGACGGACACTGCTCGCTTTTCTACTAGAGTTGTTAGTGCAACTCGTAGCATTTGTAGTTCATGTGGTTCTTCGAATTTCATTTAGTCTCCTTCCTGCAAAGTCTTGCGCCCAATGGGGAATAGTGTCATCATCATTTTCAATAGCGACTAAAGTGTCAGTTAGTTTGTCTACTGTAGATTCTAGCTCCGCTATTTTATCATAGGCCTTGCGGAGGTCTATTAGGGATTCGTTATAAGTATGAGCTAGATCTTGATGTTCTTGAATCGTATGTAAAAGTGCACAAGTTTCTATATCTAATGTTACAGTTGTCATCACGCACCAAACTTTCTAGGATCATAAGGTTCAGACTTACAGTTGAAGTCAACCCAGTCATGGAATGATTCTTCCCTTGGTGAACTGCAAGCTTGGAAGTATTCACACTTACCGAAGTGACTGTTGCATACATCATGTACAATCCCATCGGCAGGTGGAACAATACCATCATATAGATTAGATACGTCAAGTAATAGATTCTCTAGCTGATCTACAAATGCTTCATTGAATCGTGCAACTTGTTCATCGTTATAGACCATCAAGTCGCCGCGAACATAGTCAGCACCGGAAGTCTTATTGAGAAAGACACCGTTGATGAAGCAACCACAACCCTTAAAAGGTTTAAGGTTAGGATACTTGTCCGCGTACAAGTCCATCACCATGCGATAGAACAACATCTGTGGTGACAAGTAATAGGCAGAGAGATAATCCTCTTTGTTCCACACACTTGTAGTCTTATGATCGCAGAAAGCAGGCTCACCATTAAGTGTACCAAGTGCATCAATAGTACCGACGAGTAGAACGTGGAATCTATGCGCTAGCGAATGGTCGTTGAACTGGATAGCAAACCTTTGCTCCGTCAACCACTTACCATTGTTGTCTTGCAGCAGCTTGAAGTTATCGAATTTGTACTTCAATGCATACTGAACACAGACAGAAGATAGGTGATCTGTAGTTCGATAATCTTTCCCTACGCCATCAGGAAACTTAGCCTTATGGTGATCTACTGCCAGACTCGTTGCGGCAAAGGGTTCAACCCCAGAGTGGAACGCCGCAGCAAACTTGTGAAATGCGACGCCGTATTCAATCGCACATGATGGCTTCTCTTGTCGTTGTCCTAAACCACAGATGGCTTTCATCAGAAGTCGTCGGCGACAAGAGGATAACTTCAATGCACTAGCATCAATCATGATGATAGGCAATCCATCAACTAGAAGGTTTGGTTTCATAAATATTTACTTACATCTACACCGAATTGTTTAGCCATCTCACCGAAAGCAGCAGCGGCAGGATCAATAGCAACTTTACGTTTATCTATAGACTTACCTGTTGGTTTCTCTTTAGGTCTACATACTTCAAGGTAACGAGAGAAATAGTTCTCTATCTCCTTATCACTCATTGCCTGGAGTTTTTCCAGTGATGGAATCCCTAAGTCGTTTAGGTTCATATCTCCTTCATCACCTTAATCATTGAACTTGTTACAATGTAACGGAAGCTATCACCATTAGCGCCAAAAGTAGTGGCCAGTAGATCACGAAACTTAAGCTGTAATCCATCACCAAGATTTAAATTACCCCGTAGAAATACATCACCCGCACTGGCCGTGCTAAGGAACGTAGCTAAGTCCGCTTCAAGATTGAAGATATCGGAAGATTGAGTTTCCTCATCAAACTTAGGCATACCAATCTCATGCCTAGATTCCTTGAAGATAATACTAACCCGACCTTGCTCACGTTTAACTGAGCATAGTTTCCTTAGCTCTTTAATCCATGGTTCGTTACCATGATCTATCAACCAGTTCCAACCCTGTAGGATTTTATTATGTAGAGAGTTGGTAGTCAACATCTTGAAATCTGCACTATTGAATATGGCTGGCTTATGTAAGTCCCTCACCTTAATCAAGATACCCTTAAGCCATGCGCCATTTGGAGGTGTGTAATATGAGCTATTGCTTCTACGATAAAGCCGCTCGTTTACCTCTGTAGTTTCACCCTTCTCATTTACCTTTAGAGCATCCATATAAATAAAAATCGGGTGAGTATAACCCCCTCACCCACGGGTTTCTAGGATTGTTCTATAGTATTAACGTGACGGTGCAGAGGTTAATCTAAGATATACCCTAGCCTACCAAATAATCCACCAGCCTTATTCAGTAGGAGCTTTAGCGAGACGAGATTGCAGCAAGGCAATCTTCTGGAAGATAGCCATGCCTTCATCGGGCGTAAGCGTACCTTCACGGAACGCAGCCAACGCTGCATTAAGTTCCGCTTCGATCTGCTTGCGAACACCAGGCACTCGTTCGCCAGGCTTGTACTCAAGGGCTTCCTTTACCGAGAAGATAAGACCCTTGATATCATCATTGACCGTAGCGGCCAATTCCTCAAACGCTTGAGCCTCAACCTGAGGCGTCACGTTACGAGGCAACTTGTTAGTCTTAACCTTATTAGCAATACGCAACTTAACGATTGCATTGATAAGGCCAGCGGTTTCATCTTTGCCAAAGAGTTCATCAGCTTGCGCGCCGGACTCAACCGACGGATAAGCATACTTAAGACCCTTGGCTGGCCCATCTTCAAACTGTCCAAGGAGAATCTTAATCCCGTTGTCAGTAGTTTTGAGGACGACCACCTGCTCTTGTTCTTTCGTTTGTTCAGCCATATACTATTGTGTTTTGTTGTTACTGTTTCACCGAGGCAACCGCCCCTGCGATAGCACAGATATCGCAAGAACCATGCCAAACTCTTATACCCTAGTCACAATGTTTTCAACCTGATAGCGGCGGACCACTTGTTGAATGCTACGAACATTACCCCGAAGTTTGCTAAGACGTAACAGGTCCATCAGCTTAGGAGGTACGACTTCCGTATCCTTAAGACCTAGGATGGATTTCGTTATCAACTCGACGTCAGCTAATCGTTCACTGAGTGCTGGAATAGTGATACGTCCTGTAGAAATACGATAGTAAAGATCCATACGGAACTTCTTCTCTTCCACAAGTGTCTCTATGTTCTCATGTGTGGCGGATACAAGCTTAAAGGAAACAGGAACTGTATCAGTAGAACCAACTGGACGCACTACTTTCTCTTGAATAACACGAAGTAGTTTAGCTTGTACCATGATGGGTAACTCACCAATCTCATCAAGGAATAGAGTTCCATTATGAGCAGCACGAACTAAGCCACCATAGTTCTCACTAGCACCAGTGAAGCTACCTTTCTTATGTCCGAACAATTCACTCTCCATTAGTGATTCATTCGCCACAAAGCCAGCACAGTTGATAGCTACAAATTTGCCATCACGCCTACCATGCAAAGCTTTAGCAATAAGTTCTTTTCCTGTACCAGTTTGTCCAGTGATTAAGACTGGATCTTCTACGTTAGACCATCGGCGGACTAAGTCCTTCATTACCCCGCACGCAGGGTCTTGTGTGATAAAGTCCCTTAGCCACTTCTCAGTTTCTAGCGAAGCAAGTGTAACTGGCGTAGTCGCATCACGTCCCAGGATTTGCTGTGCATAGATGTCCATCCCTGATTCCGTTAGGAGTTTCGCAAAGTCCTCTTTGCTCATCAATTTCTCTAGTGTTTCTTTGTCCATAGTATTTAACTTCCTCTACATCGTAACCTAGTTGTTGCAGTTTATCCCAAACTTGTTTACACGTCAATAGTGGGTCCGTCGTTTCCACTATCATCCTCGTCAATATAAAGACCTTCATCATCACCTTCCTTTAACTCTACCTCCCGAGATAGAATCTCCTTTACTCTTTCGAGTTGTTTTGTATTCGCTCTCACAATATCACCAGACCAATTCTCCGAAGGATTGGAAACCAGTTCGCGTAGTGACGCTAGTTTAATTCTAACCTTTGCTTCTACTTGTTCCTCAATAGTACCGGCGTAGAACACCCAGGTCTGTGGTGTATCAGACCATGAAGTAATACGGGGCAGGCGACCTGCTGCTTGAAATGTTTCAATAGCTGAGTAAGTTGGAGAGAAGAATCCCTCACGCTGTCTCATGTGTGGCTCGGCATGGTGCAGAGATAGAGCTACGCCGCCAGCCTTGAAGGTATAAAAACAATAATGAGATTCATCCCGCTGGAACTTGTCAATCTCCTTTTGCCGTTGCTTCTGTGATTGTGGTCCAAGCTCCAAGCCATCATACTCATCTGGAATATCTGACATACCGCCCCAGATAACAGAAATATCACTACGAGAGATACCCTTAGTGTTGATTAGGTATCCAATAGCTTTACCAATAGTCGCCTTGAAGTTACAAGCACAAGCAGCTGACCGTCCTTCTGCTACCGAACTAATCATCATCTCTGCGAGGTCCTCAGACCTACAGAGTTCTGCTGCTTGACGGAACTTTAATATGGCAACCCACAGTTCAGCTATACCACCAGGAGCTTCACGATCAATCTTAGCTAAGTCATCAAGGAATCTTTCATAGGCTTTCTCGTAGAACTCTTTTTGCTCTGGTGTGCGAAAGTTAATTTTGATAGTTGTGTTACGAGGATGATACAACTTACGTCCAAGCTTTGCAAAGCTTTTCTGTACATCTTGATAACGAGTTCGATAGATATACTTCCCCATCTTCTCGCGGAAGTTTGCCATTGATTTGGCAGAATGTTCATGCGGTGCACAGTTAAATGCACAACAACTAGCTGCAAAGCTAGGCCACGTCCGCGATGTCAAGGGTTCTTCTGACCAACCAAACTTAATCATCACTTGCGTAGCTGTAGCAAATGCTTTATGCTCCGCAATAGTAGTACCAGAGGAAGCAGAACTGAAGATCCATTTACATTCTACGCCCCATTGCTTTGCATCTTGAGTATGCAAGTAGTCAATGAGACATTGAAAGATACGAGTCTGTTGTGAGGCTTCACCCTTAAGGGCTTGACATTCATCTACGATAATGAGACGAGGGATAACGATTGGTGACCAGTGATAGACAAAAGTCTCAACTCCTTTAAGTATCTCCCACTTACCTTCGATAAAGTTCTCACCAAAGGACGAGCGGAACTGGTCATAGTTAGTAACTAGTTTAATTACGTTATCGAGTTTAAATTCTTTAATAACTCGTTTAGTTTGCGTAACTGCTGTTGCCTTAGTGATCCATACAACAGGCCACAGGCGTGGTTGTGCTGTGATATAAGGGAGTAGTTGTTGGACTGCTAGGCAAATAGAATATGTCTTACCAAACCCAGGTGGGTCGGTAATCATATAGGCATTACAAGTGCTAAGGGCCGCTGCTATCTTATTGGCGGCTTGCTCCTGAAATTCAATCGCTTGAATCATCTAATACCTTTCCCCAAATGGTTCGAGTAGTACCTGGCTTAACTACTTTAATGAGCCATTGTTTCACTGTACGGATGGTAGAGAAACGACTACTGTCTATAATCATGATACGATATTTAACACCATCAGTATCAGGTCCAGCTTCACACTTCCATTTGGATGCACCAGGAAAGTTTCTAGTCCGCAGCTCAACGGTAATATCATCTGGCAGCTTACCAAGGATGGCTTCTATTGCAGCATGGCATACAGGTGAACTACCTTTACTGTCATGATAGAAAGATTCAGCATCGTTAGTTAATTTCAATTTCATAGTAAATCATCCTTGTTCTATATGGTTTTTTAACTCAGCCTCCACATCAATTAGATCGTCTTTATTATGATCATTCCAGTTATTAATTAGTTCTCGACATGCGGCGTCTATTATCACATCCTCAATACTACCGAGAAAAGCGCCACGGATGCCATCAACTAAATCACATAAAGCGGCTTCAAGATTTCCATTATTCATATAATTTCAATTTCATTTGCGTCCTTTATATCTTCGATATGTGGGGTTATTTTATCAACAGGTAAACCAAGCAGCAAGTTAACGTAGTATGCATCTGCCAGTTCCACTATCTTAGTTCTATCTAGTTTAACTGGTGGCACTAGCCAAGTCTCAAGACACATACCCACCTGACGTAATCCTTCATCGCAGAGTGGGAACTCTATGCCCTCAGAGGTTGTTACTTTATGGAACATAACTTCGTTATAGTTGCGCCGATAATGTATAACGTCACCACTATTAGTAGTGCATTGTCCTTTAGAATGTTATTGAACTTGTCCATAGTGAATCAATCTCCGTGTCGAACATGGCTTCATACTCGTCCTCCAATAGGACACCGAAGGACTGGGCCATAGGTAAGTTGGTTTTATTTTTACTGATGTCATCCACTAACCTACTTGCCATCTCCAGAGTCATACCGAACTTCGCCTGTATGCCTTGTGCCAGCTTAGCCTTAGCTTCTTGACGGCGCAACTTGCGGATACGCAAGCCCTCTACTATGGCATTGCGCTTATCTCTACGCTCCTGAGTTACTAGCCAGTCCTTTTGCCAATAGAGATAGTAGACTTCACCCTCAAGCTCAAGATGAACTTCGTTAAAACTGGTCAACAGTTTTGCATCATCCTTACTGATGGCTGCAAACTCACGATTGCGAATCAATAGCTCCGCAAACCTTCGTTCGGTTATTGTTATCATACTCCCTCCTCTCGAGTTCTTTAGCAATTAAACTAGCAGCCTTGGCACGAAGCAAATCACCAGCACGATCATGGTTAAACCACATACCACGTGAAAATTTACCATTGAAATTCCAAGATGTTGAGATAATATAGAATTCATAAGCCTCACGGATATCATAATTTTTACTAGTACATCGAAAAGCAAAGCACAATCCAGAGCTAGTAGTTTGTAACTGACTCTTACTACGTTTATCACGTGTAATTTTATACGCGTTAGCTATCCGCCGCCACTGTTTGGGTGTACCTGGAATGTAGATAGGGTATGGTGACAGGTCTAGGTCTTTGGGTTTCATACAACAACAGCACTCTTTATAGATGTTTCAGTCTTTATCTCACGAATCTCATACTGGCAAGTTGAAGCAGCTTTCTTATTGGACAACTTTCCATTGAAAATATCCACATACTTAAAGCAAGTACTAAGAATATCAACCACTTGAACTGGCGTGGTGTACATATCCAACTTAATCAAGTCTCCTATCTTGACAGTCGATGATGTATTAAAAGAATATCTTTTCATCGTTTGATATTCTCGCTTAGACAGAAGTTTATTTGTATATACTACTAGAATTGTTTTCATATTTTATCTCCATAGTTAGCAACTAAGTAAAGATAGAGTCCATCCTCTTCTGCTTCTCTTTCATCATTACTACTCCACTTCGCACGAAGTTTACATAACAACCTATATCCTCTTGACCATTGACCAGAGTGGTAATGAGCACAGAAGATAGCGAGCGTGAAGTAATCTTCTTTACGAATCTTTTTCATAGAAAGTGTAACCCAAGTGGAGTTTTAAACGGTGATCTTATGGGTGGCACCCACCATTCCGCCATGCTATTAAGCACTACACTTTCCTCAATACCAAAAGATCATTATCATAACTCTTGTCTAACTTATCTCCAAGCTTACCCAAGTGTTTAGGTACACAGAAACCTAACTTACCTTCTATTACTTCCACTGGACCAGCTAGTTGCTCTACGTTATTCCTTGCTGTGATTAAATCATCCTCTCGAATGATAGCACCAATCCTAACCTTCTTCCAACCGGGGAATTTATTTTGTTTCATACCATTTCAGTGTAAGCCTCAAGCACAATAGAACCGCCAGGTCCACTGCTCCTGAGATTAGTTGCGATTTGTAATTGTTCTTTCGTTACCTTATAAACTTTACCGTCAGAAAGATTGGCGGCTTTGCAGGCGTAGTTACTGTTACGTCTAGTCTGACACAAGACTAACAAAGCTTTGTTGTCAACGCGGATAAGAGAGCCAGGTTTGTAGTTAAGCACACGCACCTTATCTTGTCTGATTATAACTTGCATAATTTATTGTGGTAGTTTTTGAATAGTTCCCTGCCAAACTACTATAATATAGTGGAAGGATTCGAACCTTCGGTCGGCCCTAGATTACTTGTTATACTCGATCCATTACTGTCGGGTACTTAACATTTCATCTAGTCCCGAGAATGTTTCCATTCACCACTATGCCATTTGTGGCCAACACTATATTATTAATCCTCCGTTGTTCGCTTACGTGATTCAATCTTCGCCTGTAGCTCTGCTAATTTGGCGAAGTAGATAGGCAACTTACTCATGTCAATAGGCAGCCCAGTGTCCGGGTCCACCTTATCAACCATGACTGCCTTCATGTACGCATCAAGGTTGGCTTTCAACTCCTTGATAGGTGTACGATCTGGGCCTTCGGATTGCAACTTGCAGAATGTCTCATCGTCAAACTTCTCGAAGTTGTTAGACCTACAGTCACGATCATGCGCTCGGCTACGCGAGCATTGCCGTGCATGAGTATCTGCAACCAAGGCATCGTAGCCTTGGAATAGCAGCCACTCCGCAAGGTTACTAGAGTTAGGTTCAGCAGGGACATACGCCGGAGCGTTGTCACCTTCACGTTTGATTCGATCCGGCGGCGAGCAGACGTAAGTCCATTCGATCTCTGCCTTCCCATCAAGAGCAATAAGCTTCTCAGCCAATTGCTTGATTACATTAGCATCAACCTTACGTTTAACCGTAAGAGGTTGGCTTGCATTTACAATAGACTGATACTTATATGCAACCTCAGTCTCGGTGGTTGGCGTTGGGGTTTGTTCCATAGATTATTTATACTGGTAGTTTGTTTTGATACGACGATACTGATGACCACGGATT